GTCCGTGACCCAGCTCGAAGCCGGCCACGCCGCATTTGCTCGGTTCGTCCGCGTCACGCTGGGCAATCGCGATGCCCCGCCGGAGATTGAGCGCCTGCTCGCAGCCCTGGAAGGAAAGCCATGAACGCCATGCCGCGTAAAAACCTCTTGACGACCACGGAGCTTGTGATGCAGAGGGAAATTCCTTTGCAGGTTCTGGAGACGCTCGATTGCGTCCAGGCCTGCGATAGCATTTCAGAAAATTCGGAAGAAATCAGCAAGATGGGGTGGGGTGGACCTCGTCCGAACTCTGGTGGCAAGCGCGACGGTGCTGGCCGCAAGCCGAAATCTCAGGTCTCTCAGCCGATCGAAATCCGCTGGTACGTGGCCGAGGCCGAGCATAAAAAACTCTATTCCGCGAACCAGGAGCTGCTCGAGCGGGGCTTTGAGACGTACCTGCCGACCGAGCCGCAGAGACGCCCCGAGATCGTCAACCGCAAGCCGACCGGTAGATACATCACGGTGCTCAGGCCCATGTTCTTCCAATTCTGGTTCGTCCGGCTGGACCTAAGCGACCCCGGATGGGCTAAGGTCCGGGTTCCCGGCGTCAAGCGCCTCCTCAGCAACTCCGCCGGCATCCCGCACCCCGTAGAGCGCGGCGGCGTCGAGTTCTTCAAGGCCGACGAGCCGAACCGGATTAAGCTCCCAGAGGTCGAGCTGGAGCGGTTGAAGCCAGGACGCCTGCCGATGGTCACCACAGGCCCCCGAATGGGTCCTGATGGCGAGGAGCGCTACCATCCGCTGGGCGGTCAGGTGGTCGAGGTCATCTCCTGCGACGGGCTGATGACCACCGTCTACGCGACGCTGTTCGGCGGTCGCATCAAGATGAACATCCGGCGCGCCGATCTGGTGGATGAGTGATGGCAACCCTAACCCCCAAGCAGCGCAGTTTCGTCGACGCGTACCTTTCGAACGGTCGCAACGCCTGCGAAGCCTACCGGAAAGCGTACAACACCAAGGCTACGCCAAACACAATCGCGGTTGAGGCTAACCGCCTGCTTGGCCACCCAAAGATTGCCCCTATTCTCGCCAAAGCGGACCAGAGGGCCGAAAAAGCCACCGCACGGGCCATTGATCAGTACGAGGTGACCCAAGAGCGCGTGACCCGAGAGCTTGCCCTGCTCGGTTTCGCGAACATGTTGGATTACATGACCACGGATGACCTCGGTGACCCCGTGCTGGATTTCTCGAAGCTCACTCGTGAGCAGGCTGCGGCGCTGACCGAGGTGACCGTCGAGGATTTCAAGGATGGCCGCGGCGAGTCCGCACGGGATGTGCGACGGATCAAATTCAAGCTCGCCGATAAGCGCGCTGCCCTTGTCGACCTCGGGCGGCACCTGGGCATGTTCAAAGATCGGATCGAGCATAGCGGCCCAAATGGCGGACCCATCGAAATCGATTCCCCGACAGAACGCATCGCTCGCCGCCTTGCTGGCCTCACAGCCGGAGGCAGTACGCCAAGCGGTACTGGCTGATCTATCGCCTGCCGAGCTGACGGCGCTTGAGTACGATTGGAAATTTTGGGGCAGACCCAACCAACAGCCGCCTCCCGGCGAATGGCGCACTTGGTTGCTGCTAGCGGGCCGCGGCTTCGGCAAGACCCGCACAGGCGCGGAGTGGACCCGCTCCGCCAAAGACCGGTTTGCCCGCCTTGCGCTGATTGCACCGACGGCCGCCGACGTGCGCGACGTGATCGTGGAGGGTGAGTCCGGGCTGCTGGCGACAGCGCCGCCCTGGGATCGCCCGGTCTACGAACCGTCCAAGCGCCGCGTGACGTGGCAAAATGGTGCACAGGCGGCCTGTTACTCTGCAGACGAGCCTGAACGTCTTCGCGGGCCGCAGCACCATGCGGGATGGTGCGACGAGGTGGCTTCATGGCGATATCCCGAGACGTGGGATATGTTCATGTTCGGCTTGCGTCTCGGTTCCGATCCGCGCGTCGTGGTGACGACGACACCCAAGCCGGTCAAGCTGATTCGAGAGCTACTGAAATCTCCAACCACAGAGGTGACCAGAGGCTCAACGTACGACAACCGGGCCAATCTGGCCGCCCCGTTCTTTGAGCAGATCGTCAGCAAATACGAGGGCACCCGGCTCGGCCGGCAGGAGCTGAATGCCGAGCTGCTTGATGACATTGAAGGCGCGATGTGGACGCGCGGCATGCTCGACGCTTGCCGCGTCACGCAAAGCCAGGTGCCGGCGCTGCGGCGGATCGTCATTGCGGTCGACCCATCAGGATGTTCTGGCCTTGATGATTTCCGGTCCGACGAAATCGGGCTGATTGCTGCAGGTGAGGACGGAAAAGGGACCGCTATCGTCCTAGAAGACCGCTCAGGGCGCTATTCTCCGGACGGATGGGGCGCCGAAGCGGTCAAAATGATGGATTTCTGGCAGGCAGACCGCATTATCGGCGAGCGCAATTTCGGTGGCGCGATGGTCGAGAGCACAATCCGCGCAACCAGACCCAACGCGCCGGTCAAACTGGTGACGGCCTCGCGTGGCAAGACCCAACGTGCTGAGCCGGTGGCCGCACTCTACGAGCAATCTCGCGTCAAACACATGGGCGCATTCCCGGAGATGGAGGACCAGCTCTGCGCGTTCTCCGCTGCCGGGTATCAGGGCCCGAAGTCGCCTGACCGGGCGGATGCGATGGTCTGGGCTGTCACCGAGCTTCTGCTTGAGGAACGGAAAACCTTCGCCTTCGGGTCGGTCTAAAGGAAACATTCATGGCCGGTCTTGTCGATTTCATCGGCCGAGCGATGCGCCGCGGTCGCAAGCGCATCGAGCCCGTTCGGGAAACCGAGAATTATCCGCGCCTCGTTCAGCTAGGATCGCCGCGCGAAAGCCGGAAGAAAGCAGCTTTCAAGCCGGTTGCACGGAACCTGCGGTATTTCAGCCGCACACCCTACGCCCGGCGAGCCATCAACGCGATCCGCAACCCGATCTGCCAGCTTGAATGGGAAATCTCCCCGCTGCCAGGCGTGAAGATGACCAGCGAACTGAAGCGTCAGATCGAACTTGCGTCGTACTGCTTCGACCATCCGAACTATTCGGACTCTTTCGCCACCATGACCGCTGAGCTGATCGAAGACGTCTGCTGCGGCGCTGGCGCTATCGAGACGCAGATCGGCGGCGACCCGGACAGGCCGCTCTGGATGTGGCCGGTAGACGGCCTCTCGATCCAGATGTTTGCTGGCTGGGATGGCAGTGCAGCGGACGCACATTACTACCAGACCATGGGCTATGGCGGCGTCGGTAACCTGCCCAATGACGGCATAGCCCTGCGTGACGACGAGCTGCTCTACATCCGCCCGAACCCGAGCACCGCTGACCCATTCGGCTTTGGCCCGATTGAGATCGCCTTTCTGTCCATCGCCCGCCAACTCGGCGTCGCGGACTTCGCCGGCAACCTTGCCAGCAATGCGCGGCCCAGCGCTGGACTGGTGCTCAAGGGAGCAGACGAGGACACCATCCTGGCGTTTCGCTCGTACTGGACCAACGAGATCGAGGCACAGGGCAAGATGCCGATCATGGGCGGGGAAGGGGGCGAGGCCGTACGCTTCTGGCCCGAAGGCGATTCTGCCCTTTACCTGAAGTATCAGGAATTCCTGATCCGCGAGATCGCCACCGCCTTCGACCTCAGTCCGATGAATTTCGGCATTGAGGCAGGCATCAATCGCGGTCAGGGCGAGGTTGCTGCGGATCGCGACTGGGACAGCGCCATCAAGCCGATGGCCAGCACCCTATCGGCCAAATACACGCGGCACGCTCTGCACAAGAAGTTGGGCTTTCATCAGCTGCAGCATCGCTTCCTGGGCCTCGACCGCGAGGACGAGGAGGCGACCTCGCAGATCATGAAAACCTACTACGGCATCAACGTTTTCACGCCAAACGACATCCTGGCCCGTCTCGGTAAGCCGCCCTCGACCAGCCAATGGGCTGATATGCACAGCGTTGACGTCGAGATCGCCAAGGCGGCCGCCACCGGCATGAAGACCGACCTGGACCCTGACCTGAAACCCCCTGCCGGTGCCGTCGCGCAACCCGGCGTGGTGCCCAAAAACCCGGAACCCACCCCCCGCAAGCCAAAGGGCAGGGGCACAAAGGAGTCATCCAAATGAGCCTTGATATTCACACCCTGCAGGTTGCCAACGGCAGCGTGGTATCCCAGCAGGATCGCGTCGTCCTCTACACACAGCCGAACATTGTCAACGCTGCAGGCGGCTCAGCTGGCGCGTCCGTGACCACGGCGGTGGCCTTCGGCGAGCCTTTGCCGGCGAACTATTCCGTTTCGGTGACGCCCTCGCAGGCGTGCTTCGACGCGGTGACCAACAAAACCCAGAACGGCTTCAACGTCGTGCTCACGCCCACGCTCAACTCCGTGACGCTCGGCGCCGGCACGTTCGACGTGATCGTGCTCGGGTAATCGGAGATGGCCCGCCGAGGAAAACACCTTCAAGCAGACCTCGAACAACGGCGGAATGGGCCAGCCGATCCCGAGGACGCCGTGGACGAACCGGCCCTGATCTGCCTGCAGGAGGCGTTGCGGGCGCAAGCCACCAGCGCTGACGTCAGCCACGAGGCCGCGATGCGACTGAGCAGCATGATCCACGCCACGCAGGAATTCGGCGCCAAGCTCGCCGCCTGCATCGATACGCTGAATGAGGAAGGGGCAGCTGCAGCGCGTGAGGTATTGGAGCGGCTCTGATGGCACATCTGTCGGTCGAAGAACAAAACAAACTGCCAGAGAGCGATTTCGCAGTGCCGAAGTCTCGGCAACTGCCAATCCACGACGCCACGCATATTCGGCTGGCGCACGACATGCTCGACCACACGAGCGGCCTCACGCCCGAGGAGCGCAACGACGCTCGCAACCGCATCGTAAAGCGCGCGGCCGAGATGGGCATCGACGTCAGCGAGTGGAAAAAGATTTCTGGGACTTCAATCGCGATCGGCATCGAGGCAATGAGCCTGGACGTCCCGAATACCGGCGATCACCCGAACAAGCGCCCGTTCAAGGGCATTCTGACACGTATCGACGAGCCGAGCGACGCGCCACCCAACGGCAGCGGTGGGCGACTGGTCGTGCTCACCAAAGCTGCGGCAGAGGCGGCGCTGGGCACGTTGCTCGGGATGGCGGTCGATTGCTCGGCCGACCTCAGCCAGCACGCCGACACACACAAAATCGGCATCATCACCGCCGCGAATATCGTGGGCAACGCCATCGAGATCGAGGGCTTCTTCTACGCTCAGAATTTCCCGGCCGAGATGAAGGCGATCGACAAAGAAAAGTCGCGCCTCGGCTTCTCATTCGAACTCAACCCGACAGCGTACGTGATCGCTCCGGGCAACATATTCCAGGTCAATTCCTGCGTCTTCACCGGCGCTGCGGTCTTGTACCGGGATAAAGCCGCTTATCATTCAACGTCGCTGGCGGCTGCGACAAGCAAGGAGTTTAGCATGCCCAAAACACCGGAAGAACTGCAGGCAGAGCTTGACGCCCTGACGCAGCGCGTGACGAAAACTGAAAACGAAAATGCGGCGCTGAAAGCTCAGCTGGAGGCGAATGCCACCGTGATGAGCAAGGTCGAGCCGCACGCCAAAGCGCTTGAGACTTGCGCCGCTGGGATGGCTGCCGACGGAATCGGCGGTGATCCGAAGCGCGGCCACGTTGCCGTGCTGAACCGCATGGCGGGCTCGATGCGCGCCTCTGCCGCACTCGGCAACATGCCGGCGATTTATCGCGACCATGATTACTTCATGGACGCGAGCGCCGAGACCGGCGTGACCGATCCGAAGGTCGCCAAGGAGCTGGCCGACATGAAGGCGTCGCTGGAAGCTGCCGAGACCCAGATCAAGGATCTGAAGGCAGCCAAGCGCGAAGGAAGCGGGTCCCCGGCTCGCAAAACCATTTCGGCAAGCGAGCAAGCGCTACTGTCCCGGTTCAACCTCACGCCTGATGCCGACGGCAAGCTGTTGGCCGGCGCCGAGCTTGATGCTGCGCTGAAGAGCGTCACCGATCCGGTGCAGCGCATCACCATTAAACGCACGCTGGAGCGCATTCAGCAGGGCCTCGCGGCCTAACCGTCCCCCAGAAAGGAAAACCAGATGACCGTTCGTGCATATACTGGGGATGAAGGTCCCGCGATGCAGGCGATCGGCCGGGCTCTGCCCGCGCTGATGGCCGGCCAGTCGTTGTCCGCTGCCGCCGATTATCTCGGCAACGGCGCGATCGAAATCAACAAATACGAGACCGAGATTCTCGACATCGTGCGCCGCGAAAGCCCGTTCCTGACGCGCTTCCGTTCCGTGCCCTCGACCGGTCAACCGCACCGGTATTTCGAGGAGACGTACATCGCCCAGGCCTCCGCGGTAGCGATCACCAACGGCGCCGCGCTGGGCCAGCCCACCGCATCCGGCCCGCTGCGTACTGAGCGCACGGTGTTCATCAAGGCGATCTCGGCGCAGACCAACATCTCGCTGTTCGACGCCGACGTGACCCGCCAGCAGGGCCAGTTCGCTGGCATCGAAGCCCGCGACATCGCGGACGTCGCCAAGGCCTGCGCGCGCCTGGAAGCCTCCATGATCTGGAACGGCACCGACACCTCGCTCACATCGCCCACGACCTCGCAGTACATGGGCCTGCTCGCGCAGATCAATCAGACCTCGCAGATTGCGCTCGGTGCCAGCATCATCGATGGCATCAAGTCCCAGGTCGCGTATATGGCGGGTAACAGCGATTTCACGGTGCGCCCCACCTGCATCGCCCTGCACCCGGTTCTCGGCGACTATATCGACCGCGAAGCCAAGTCCACGCAGATCAGCCTGGACAACGTCATGGTTGGCGGCGTGCAGGTCAAAGCGCTCGCCACCCAAGCGGGGCTTTTGCCGTTGATCACCGATCCGTTCCTGCCCGCGAATAACAGCGCGTCGAGCAACCAGTATGGCTTCACTGCGCCGACCGGCAGCAATCACAACTATTTCGCCGTGATTTTGTCTGAGGACATGGTGGAGATGCCGTTCGTTCATGGCGGCGACGGCAATCCGAACCCGCGCATCTTCCAGCTCGGCCTGGTCGGCGGCTTGCTCGGCCAGTACGTCGGCATCCACTTTAACAGCATCGTCGCCAAAGGCGTCACCGGTGCCAGCGTGTTGAGCGGCGCTTATACCCCGGCGAATACGTCCTACCCGCACGCCGTGGTGGCCGTTACCCGTCCATAATCGCCTGATCTGAAACTGTGAAAGCCGCCCTCGGGCGGTTTTCCTTGCGAAAGAAAATCCAAATGGCGACCAAAATTTTCTATAACCGGCCGTACCATCGGCCCGGTATCGTCAACTTGACTGTTGCTCCGGCGACGCTCGACCCGTCCGCACGGCGGGACGACTGGACTGACCTTCAAGGCAATCCGGTGAACGTGACTGTCTGCTTCCGTAATGGCGAGGCGGTGGTCGATGATGGCCTCGCGGCGATGCTCGTCAAACATGGGTATGCGCGAAAGACGAAGCCGGCGCTGCTGGAAGCGGCCTAAGGCCAATGGTCGACGCCACCTCACCCGGTGAGGCCTATCCGATCCTGGCGAGAGGCCCGGTAACGCAGCTCGTTGTCCCAGCCGCGTATCATGGGCTGGCGGCCACGATCCCTGCCTCCGGGAACATATCGTCCAACTTACTCGCCGCCGACGGCTTTCCGGCGATGGCGATTGGCGTGACCTCTTCTCAGGCAGGCCAGCTCAGCGTCCAGCGGTATCTGGATAGCGCCGGCACCATCGCGGCTGGTGCAGCGCTCACCGCCGCGCTCACGGCGGCCACGCCAGCGGTGTTGAACAACAACGACGGCACGATCTTCCGCTCGTTCAAGATCGCCATCACCAACACCAATGGTTCGACCGCGGCGAACGTTACCGGCCTGATCGTCGTCCAGCAGGCGCAATGACGCAGGTCGCCTATCTGCAGCCGTCAGAATACGCCACCTTCGGCGTTCCGAACGCGACGGCTGCCCAGGTTCAGCAAGCATCAATGATGATCGACGGCTACCTGAAACGCCCAAAAGGGCTTATTTGGGTGCCGGATTCGACGGGCGCGCCATCCTACATGGCAAATGCTACGCCGGACATTTCCTGGGCGAGCGCTGCAGCAATCGAGCCCGGCTCCAATGTCGTCGTCACGGTCAGCGGGCCACCGCTTTATCCCGAGCTGATCGGGCGTCCGGTAGTCCTCGATCAGGGCAGCGCAGAGACCTGCGAGACCTGCGTCATCACCGCCGTCAACACACCGACAAACGGCACGATCACATTGGGACAGGTCCAGTTTGCTCACGCCACGTTGCCCGTCCAGATGCTCGGCGGCTTGCAAATCTTCGAGGAGCGCAGCCTCCCGCAAGATCGCTCGGTCGCCCGTGTAGGCCAATGGCCGGTGGCGAGCATCGTCTCGGGATTAGGCCGGTACGATTACGGTCGCCGGTCTCAGCAGGTGCAGGGCAATTACTCCGAATTCAATCTGCTGGCCATTTTGCAGCAGTTCGGCGGTCCGCCCGCCTTTGTGCCGCTGGATGTGCTGCAAATCGGCGTAAACCCCATTTCCGGCGAGCTTTGGATACCGGCGGGGCTTTTGCTGGCCTATTATTCCACCGTCCGCCTGCATTATCTCGCGGGCTGGCAGCAAGCCTATCTTCCATATGACATCAAGCAGGCCTGCGCGAATCTCGTGGCCGGTCTCGCCAATCCCTTGCTGGGGAATGCCGCGCTCAAGGCGGTCAGCATGGTCGGCATCAGCATCCAGCGGTTCGCGCCGACAGTAATCGATGACGACACCAAGCGCATCCTGAACCAGTACAAATCCCGGCTGTTTGGCTGATGAGTGCTACGACGTTGCAAATGGCCGTGGCTGCCGCGCTGAATGCGACCGCGCAAACCGCTGGCACCATCTATGCGCAGTACCGCGCCAACGGGGTCGACAATCCGACCGCCGCAGCCAACCAGGTGGGAACCATCCAAGCGTGGCTGACGCCTGATCCGACGTTGAAGACCGCGAAGCAGAATCAGGCGGGCAAGCCGGACTGGTATGGCGCTTTCGACCCCACCTATTGCGATGTCGGCGATTACCTGATCGGGCCTGACGGTACGTTTTTCGTGATCGCGACGCAGTTCTTCAAAGCGCCGCATTTGATCCAGTGCAACCACGTCCTCTCGATTGCACGCGCCAGCGACACGCTCGAGGCCGGTTCCGGCGGCGTCTATTCGGGCGATGCCATCAACACCGCGACGGCGTTCATGTCCGGGTGGCCCGCTTCGATGTTGCAGCTCTCTTCCGGCTCAAAGATGGGGCAGACCGGCATGTCGCTTCCCTCGGACGGCAAGACACCTGGTGTTGCGATCTGGCTGCCCGTCACCGCGCCGGAGATACGGTTCAACGACATCATCACCGATGAGAATTCCGTGCGCTATTCGATCAGCAGCGTCGAGCTGACACCGCTCGGGTATCGCATCGTCGCCGAAACCTGGCCGAGCGCCTGATGGCGGATGCATCGGACGTCGAGACCGCGCTCGTCGCGCTGATCGTCGGCATCGTTTATCCAAACGGCACCAGCAGCGCCAGCGTCGCGAATACCGAAATCTCGGTGGAGCGCGGCTGGCCGACCGAGGCCGATATCCGCAACGCTAGCTCGGCGAATATCCAGCTGATTCGCGTGCATGCGATGGCCGGGATGTCTCGCGACGCTGAGCGCTATTTCCGAAGCTGGCAGCAAGGCACGACGACCGCGCCAACGCTTGCCGCCGCGGTCTCTGGCGCCTTGGTAACACTGAGCGGCACGATTACCGCCGGGAACATTCTAGCGATCCTGGTCGGCCAGAAGGCTTACACCTACGTCGTGCAGGCCAGCAGCACATTGGCCACAATTGCAACGGGGATGGCGGCGAAGATCACAGACGCCAGCTCGAGCGGCTCAGTGATCACGTTGCCCGGCCAGCCCGCTTTCGCTGCCGTTTACGCCTCGACCGATGCCGCGATGGAGCTCGGCCGGCAAAAGCAGATGTTCTCCGTTTCGGTCTGGGCCACCACGCCGACGCTGCGCGATACGATCTTCTCCGCCGTCATGCCCGCGCTGGCGTTGCCGTACCGGATGACCATGCCGGACGGCTCGACCGCGACACGCGATGATCTGATGTCGGGCGGCCCGAACGACCTTCCAAGCCGTGCGAAAACCTGGGCGCGCGATATCCGCATGAGCTGGGAATTCGGGCTCGTCATCTCCGAGATCGAGCCGCCTGCCGCCGCCATTGGCGTCACCTCCAGCCCGAACGTCACCGGCGCACCCGGGACCACGACCTACACGATTTAGCGACAGGAGCCGCTCGCATGCCGATCTACCAAGGCAACGCTTTGAACACGACTGCCCTCGTGGTCCCCGATCTGTATGTGCAGATTCTGCCGCCGAGCATCGCATCGCTGAATGGGGTCCCGACCAACGTGCTGGGCATCGTCGGCACAGCGAGCTGGGGCCCGGTCAACGTACCCACCGTGATCGGCACACCAAGCCAGCAGGCGCAGACCTTCGGGCCAGTCAAAAACAGATCGAACGATCTGGGTACCGCGGTTGCCATCGCAGCGCTCCAGGGCGCGCAGAACTTCCGATGCGTGCGCGTCACCGACGGCACCGACACCGCCGCCACTGCCACGCTCGGCACATCAGGCATCACCATCACTGCGCGATACACAGGCACGCTCGGTAACGGCATCACCGTCACCATCGCGCAATCGCCGCTTGGCGCGTCCTACTGGAACGTCACCATCGGGCTGGCCGCCACCGGCCAGGCGCAGACCTTTCCAAACATCACAGGTACCGGCAACGCGTTCTGGCTTGCCTTGGCCGCCGCGATCAACAACGGCATTGCAAACAGCCTGGTCGGCCCGTCGCCCATCGTCGCGGCGGTGGCCGGGGCCGGCACCGCATCGCCAACCGCTGGCACCACCACCCTGAGCGGTGGCACCGACGGCGTGGCCACGATCACCACCGCCGTGATGATTGGCTCGAATACCGTGCCGTACAAAGGTATGTACGCCCTGCAGAATCAGGGTTGCTCGATTGGCATGCTGGCGGACCTTTCCGATGTCACCAGCTTCAGCACGCAGGTCGCCTTCGGTTTGTCCAACGGCATCTACATGATCGGCACGATGCCAGCCTCGACCGGCTCGCCGTCCTCAACCGAAGTCGCGCAGCAGACCGCGTTGATTGGCGCCGGCGCTTCCAGCTACGCCTTCAAGTGCATGTTCGGCGACTGGGTCTATTGGGCGGATCAGACCAACCAGGTCACCCGCCTCGTCAGCCCGCAGGCCTTCGAGGCTGGACTTCTCTCCAACCTCGCGCCCAATCAGTCCAGCTGCAACAAGCCGCTTTACGGCGTCATCGGCACGCAACAGAGCGGCCTGCCGGGGTCCAACCAGTCGCAGACCTACGCCTCGGCGGATCTGCAGGTGATCTTCGGATCCGGCTCAGCGCCGTCCTTCGATGTGATCACTAACCCGATTCCGGGTGGTGCGAACTGGGGCACGCGCGGCGGCTTCAATACCTCAGCGCAGGCTGGCATCAACGACGACAGCTATACGCGCATGACCAACTACATCGCCTCAACGCTGAATGCCGGCATGGGCGTTTATGTTGGCCAGCCGATCACACCAAGCCTGTTCAACAATATCACTGCGACGCTCACGACCTTCCTGGGAAATCTGCTCCAGCAAGGCCTGCTCGCGATGATCACGAACTCGCAGGGGCAGTCTGTACTGCCGTTCACCGTGACCTGCGGCCCCTCGAATAACCCGCAGAGCCAGACCGGCATCGGCATCGTCCAGGCCAACGTCTCGGTCACATACGAGGGGATCAACAAGATTTTCATCATCAATCTGCAAGGCGGGTCGACCGTCGTGCAGCAGGTCAATTAATCGCAAGAACGGAGCCGATAAATGGCAACTCCCGCGACCTTTACCGTCGGCAAAGACTGCAGCGCGGTGCTCATATCGCCTTATGGCACCACAATCACGCTGCCGCTTCTCACCGAAATCACGACCACGCCGGAATACGCCACGCCAAAGTCGGCGCCGCTCAACAGCTATCCCATCGAGCGCAACCTGCCGATGGGGCACCGGCTGAAATTTTCCTTCGACCGCTCCGGCCCCGCCGTCGATCAGTTGTTCAGTAACATCGAGGCGAACTGGTGGGCACAAGGCACGCCTGATGGCGGTACCAACTCTGCTGCAGCAGCTTACATCTATGTCAACGAGCCCGGCGGCGGCACGACGACCTATCAGTATGTCGGCGTCAGCCTTGCCCAGACCAATTCGGGCAGCATCTCGGTCGATAACCCGATCAAACAAGAAATCAGCGGCTTCGCGCAAACCAGGATCGTCAGCTAATGGATAACTTGACCCCGACCCAAGCTGTTGTCGCGGCAGCGCAGCCGCCTGAAGTCACGCTGCCGAATGACGGAAAGCCCATCGTCGTGCGCGTGCTGACCCCCTTAGAGCAATTCCGCTACAAAAAGGTCATTGGCAAATTCACCGATAACCCCGGCTACATGATCGACGCGCTGATGGCCGCCTCCGTGCGCTCCATTGATGGCGCGCCGATGCCATTCCCGCAGAATGAAGCAGGCATCGAGCTCATCATCGAAAAGCTGGGCTGGGGCGGCTGGCAGTCCGTACAGCAGCACTTCAACAAGCTCGGCGAAGAGCAGGCTGAATCGGTCGACAACGTAAAAAACTAGCAGGGGACGGCTTTCTGCAGCGGCGGCTTTACTTGGTCAGCAAGCTTGTCCCCTTCGATGTCGCGATGTGCCTGCCGGAAGACGAAGCATTCGCCTACATGGTCATTTTTGCAGATTTTGATGGCTATTTTTTCAACTGGTCAACCCGGCAGTTTGTGAAGAAGCCCCCCCAATGAGCGCAATGAGCCTTGCCGAATTCGCCGCCGAGACCGTCGCTCTGGCGCTTGCTGTGCACGAGGAATCCAAAAGCGCGCTGGAACGCGCCGCGCGCCTCGTCGAAAAAGAAGCTAAAACGGAGATCGGAACCTACCAAAGCAGCGCCGGGCCATTTCCAGGCTGGCAGCAACTGGCCGATTCCACGCAGACCAATCGCGCGCAGGCGGGCTTCCCGCCGAATGACCCGCTGCTGATCACCGGCAGCATGCGCGACAGCATCGAGCATACCGTCGACATGGACGATCTCGACGGCGTTGCTTATGTCGGCTCGAACAATCCGATTGCGCTCTGGCAGGAACAGGGCACCACCAAGATCCCGCCACGTTCATTCCTTGGCGGCGCACTTTTCCGGAAAGAAACCGAAGTGCGCGACCTGATCGGCGGCTCGATCTATGGCGCGTTGATCGGCAAGCCCGATGCGGCTCGGAACATCTCCGGCGTGACCGACGTCATAGGCCAAGAAGACAGCTGATAATCCCACCAAGCGCGATGCTGAGAAACACCGCGCCGATGACGCCGAACATGATCAGAACGATGATCACACCATGACTGATCGCCTCTTTCCCGGATCTGGGTTTCGACCAGATGCTGCGTTGGCCGTAGCGCTCCTGCAGGTGGATTTCACGCCTCACGCGAAACGACGCGCCATCGTCCTCAAAGTCCTCTGACGAGTCGAGCGACCCGTCCTCACGGATGGTTTTGGCCATGTCCAAGCCTAGCACATAACGTAGGATTTCCGCCATTCCCAACGTTTACGACGTGTCGGTCAAGATCGCGATGCAGAACGGGGTCAGCTCGGTTCTGAAGGTGATCCAGAAGGACGTGCTGGGCCTGGGCGCAGCTGTCGACTTCACGCAGGGCAAATTTAACCGGATGAAGCTGGCGGTCGTCGGCGCGGGCGCGATGTTTGCCGGCGGCGCGGCTCTGGCTGGTTTCAAGGCTTTGGCCGACGCAGGCGGCCAGGTGCTGAATGCGCAGGCGAAGATGCTGCAGATCGGCATCTCCCAGCGCGACGTCGCGATCGAGACCGCCGTCGCCTACAAAAACATGAGCATCGCCGGGACGACCGCGGCGGGCAACATCAACAACCTGACCACGCTGCGCGGCATCCTCGGCACGTTGGGCGCTGCAAATGCGGCGCTTCCGGCGTATTCTCAAGCACAATTCGCGCTGTCGTCCAGGGGCGTTGATCCGGGCCAGCTCGACCAGTTTGTGAAGGCGCTCGACCTTATGGGCGCGTTCAACACGAAGGGTCAGATTGACCCTGCGAAGTTCGGCCCAGCCATTCAGCAGGCCGTTTCCGCCGTCCTGACCACGAACGGCCTGCTAACCGGCCAAGGCTTTTATCAGGCGGTCCGTCTCTCAGGCCCTGCCGCATCTGCCATGGGCGAGAAAGCCTACCTGCAGAACATGGTGGAAATCCTGCTCGCCCTTGGCAATCGAGGGGCGCGCGGCCTCGAATATGGCGCCACAACCTTCATTGGCGGCCAAATGTCGAAGAACTCGGCCATGATGATGGATCGCCTCGGGCTTACGAAGGCGAGCGATTACACGCACGAAGGTGGTCGCTGGTCATTGAAATCTGGGAAAATCCAGGGCGCGGATATGCTGGATAGCGGCAACATCGTCGGCTGGATTCAGAAATACTTCCTTCCCGACGCCGCAAAGGCTGGGCTCTCGCCGCTCCAGGCCGCCGCCACACTACCGCAGACCTTGCAACTGCTCATCACCACCATCGCAAACATGGCACCGCAGATGGCGCGTTCGGTGCAGCAGCAGGCCCAAGCCCAGACCGCCAACCCCTACCAAGCCGGAATGCTGGCGTTTGGCGGCGCGACCCAGAATTTCGAGAGTGCCCTGACGTCGCTCTGGCAGGTTCTTGGCGTCCCGGCTGCCCAAACGGCAGTGACGGTGCTGAACGAACTCGCAGGCGGCATTCGCACTTTCGGGCAGTGGGTTGGAGCGCATCCGACCTACGCCAAGGTGATCGACGACATGCTGCTGGGCCTTGGCGTCGGGCTGACAGCCCTCGGCGCGGTCGCTGTCGGCGCTGCTCTGGTCGGCATGATTGGCTCTGGCGGCACGCTGGCACTAGTTGCTGCGGGCATTGTCACGCTTGGCACCGCGATGACCGTGCTGGCGAATGCAATCCCGAGCATCATCAAGCATCTGCCGAAATGGATGACGGATTCCACCAATAACGGGCAAGGCTATTATACGCCTGGACCGCGACCTGTTTATCATCCAAATTCTGGCTATATCGCCCAGCCCGCAATGCCCGCGGGACACTACGTGAACGAACATGGGCGCATGGTTTACCAGCCATACGGCGACGTGACGCCGCCGACAGGGCAGGGATCGTCTCAGCCCATCGTCCTGCACGGCACTGTCGCCATGGACGGCAAGAAGGTCGGTGCCATCGTTGCCAAAGTCCTGGCAGCACCAGGCGCGTCACCCACCGGCATGAACCTGCGCAGCATCCCGCCTGGCGGTGCCGGCCTCACCATTCCTGGTAGCCACTGATGACAAGCCTTCTCTCGGACCTCCAAGCGATCGGCAATGTTGGTGGCCTGTTCACGCAGGGCTCAACGCTCTCCCTTGGATCGGTCACGTTCACCGGTCAGGAAATTCCAGACTATATCGAGATGGGTGGCCAACAAGCCATCGCGCTCAAAAAGTACATTGGCGGCCTGCGCGACATCCAGGTCATGGGCCGCGACGATCAGCCGCTGACATGGACCGGCATCATGCTCGGACCCAACGCCGAAGCCAGGATGCTGCTCTTGGATGCGATGCGCACCGCTGGTCTGCCGGTCTCGCTTTATTTTGGCACGATGTCCTACACGGTAGTGGTCACCGAATTTAAGGGCAAATATAAGCGCACAAACTGGTGCGAGTATTCGATCACCTGCACCGTCCAAGCCGACAACGCCACGCCGGCAACAAAGCTTAGTTCGCCGTTAAATTCACTTGTGGGCAGCAGCCTGGGCAGCGCGATCTCGGGTGTAACTTCAGCGGTTGATAGCGTGGCCAACACGATCAGCCAGGTCGCGAGCGTCGCTCAGAACATCGTGCAGACAGCGGAATCCGCGATTGCCCCGGTCGCATCAGTTTTTGGTATCAGCGTATATTCCGACATGCAGGGCATCTCCAACGCGCTGGACGGTGCCCAGAGTGTCGCAGGCGGCCTCTCGGCCATCGCCAATGCGCCTAGCGCCATCGCGAGCACGATCACGTCCATGCAAACGGCCGGTTCTCAAATCCTCTCCACGATGTCGAGCGCGGAATCCACGATGGAGGCGGTTGCGGGACGCTCACCACTCAACGGCATCGTCGGTGGTGTTAGCGATTTGTTCTCCGCCATCACTTCCAGCACAGTAATTTCGTCGCTGACGAGCGCTGCGGGTTATCTCAACCAGGCCGGCGCAAATCTGGTTCTGAGCGCTCCTGGCGGAGCGGTGGGCGCGCAAATCGCCTCTGCGCAAGGTACCAATCCAGGCCCGTTCTCGTACGGCGGTTACAGCTTTGGCCCGGAGACGATCGTTCCACTGTCTCAGGTGGCTTAAATGCAGGTCATCACCGTCACCGGCGGCAACCTCTATGCGCTGGCCGCCCAGTATTATGGCGATGCCACCATGTGGTGGTGGATCGCGCAAACAAACGGCCTCACCGACCCGATGTTGCCGGCGACGACATTCAATCTGGTCATCCCCGGCTATGACCCAAGCACCACCGGGGGCGTGCCGCCGCAATGACACAGCCTACAGCGCCGTTCCCGCCCGGGACCATGCGTGCCCCTCGCGCCCAGGTCCTGCTCAACAACACTGTTATGCTTGGGCTCATCGACGTCTCAGTCGATCTGACCAACGAATTCGAGGCTGCGAAGTTCACGCTAAACGGGAATATCAACCCCGATTACGTGATGAACGCGGCGTGGTGGTCCAATCAGACCAAGGTCACGGCGGTCGTCCAGGTCGGCTTTCTTTTCAACAGCTCGGTGGTCTGGCAGACGATTTTGACCGGGCTCGTCGACGATTACGAGATCGATCTCGACAACGCGAATATCGAGATAAATGGCCGCGACCTGGCCGCGCAGCTGATCGACACGAAGACCGCAGACACCTATTCGAACCAGACCAGCAGCGAAATTGCCACCATGCTGGCGACCTCGGCCGGTCTCACGCCAGTGGTGACGCCCACCACGACCATTGTCGGCACCTATTACCAGATCGACACCACGCATACAGGGCTCGGCGCTTTCTCGCAGGACATCACGCAGTGGGATCTGCTCGTCTATCTCGCGCAGCAAGAGGGTTTCGACCTCTTCGTCTCGGGCTCATCACTTTACTTCCAGCCGCCGGCCACCGCTGCGAATGCGTACAACATCAGCTGGAAGATGGGGCCGAATAACATTCCGATCAGCGATGTGATGGGCCTGAAATTGAAGCACTCGCTGACGCTAGCTAAGGGCGTCACCGTCACCGTCAAATCCTATAACAGTAACACCGGCCGAGCCATTAAGGCGGTCACCGCGGACCCGAATTATTCCAACACGCTTGATCCTGACGCGCAAAACTACGTGTTTTACGTACCAAACCTGACGCCGCAGCAAGCTATCAATCTTGCAAACAAGCGCTATTCCGACATCACCCGCCACCTCAGGGTTATCGAGTTCGATGTGCCAGGCGACGCGGTTCTGACGCCGCGCAGCTTGATTGTGCTTTCTGGTACCGGCACCTCGTTCGATCAGAGTTTTTACCCGGACCAGATCAGCCTCAAACTCTCATTCGATGATGGCTTCACGATGTCAGTGACGGCTCGAAACATTCCGCCCACACCGAGCGCCGTGATTCCCAGTACCGAGGACGAAGGCGGCGCCGGCACATGATGTTCCACGATGTCGTCAAGCGGGTAGCCACTGCGATCGTCATGCAGATGGGCCAGAAGCGCTTCGCCACGGTCACCAGCGTCAACCCCAACGCTTACACCGCGAAGGTGATGCTGCAGCCCGACGGCGTGCTGACCGGCTGGCTGCCCATCAAAAGCGAGTGGATCGGCAATGGCTGGGGTTTGGTCTGCCTGCCGAACGTCGGAGATCAGGTAACGGTCGAGCCGCACGATGGCGACGCCAACAATCTCGTAATTACGGGTCGCGTCTATTCCCAGCAGCAATTGCCCCCGGTTGGGGTGCCAGGGGAATTCTGGCTCGTCCATTTGACCGGCGCTTCCCTCAAGCTGGTGACCTCGGGCGCCATCGTGATGAATGCCCCGGCGGGCGTGCAGATCGCCGGCAACGTCGCGGTAACCGGCAGCATAACCGCCACCGGCAACATCACAGGCGGCGAAGGCACGGGCGATCAGGTCGGCTTGACGACACATAAACACACGAGCGAGACGGTGGGCACGCCGACGACCTCGCCGATAGCTGGAACCTGAGTATGGCGGACCTCGCGCACAATTTCGGCTCCGATCTTCAGTTGAGTGCCACCGGCGGCCTGCTGCTCGCCAGCGGTCCAGCGTTGGTGCAGCAGCGTATCCTGCGCAGGCTACTCACCAACCCGGGCGATTATATCTGGCAGCCCACCTATGGTGCCGGGCTTCGTCAAATGGTCGGCCAGAACGCGAACCTGCTGGCAATCCAGAACGTCATCCGCTCGCAAATCTTTGCCGAGACGGACGTGTTGCAAACCCCGGCGCCGGTCATCACCGCAACGCAGGACCCGGCCGGAAACGTCATCGTCAGCATCGCCTACACGGACGCAACGACGAACACGACGCAGCTTTTGTCTTTTCAGGTGTAATTCATGGCTCTGTCGCTTCAATCCTTTTCGACGACGGTGCAGAACATGGCCGCCGCGGTGCAGGGTGCTTGTGCATCGCTAATCGACTTGACAGTCGGCTCTCCGGTTCGCGCCATCCTGGAGGCGACCGCCAGCGTCAGCTTGTGGCTGCAATACCTGGTTTTGATCGTCATTCAGGGTCAGCGCCTCACCACCAGCGTGGGCAGCCAGTGCGACACCTTCGGCGCCGATTTCGGCTTCACCAGGCTCGCGGCGACCTACGCCAGCAACAACGTCGTTTTTTCGCGCTTTACCGCCACCAATTCAGCGCTGATCCAGCCTTATGTTGCTGCATCCGGCACGACGCCCGCCAGCGGCGCGCAGGTGCGTTCGGCGGACGGCACACAGACTTTCAACGTCACCACCAACACCGCGAATTCGTATTGGAGCACGGCCCTCAACGGCTACTTGATCCCGGCCGGGACGGCGAGCGCCATAATCCCCGTGCAAGCGGTGAACGCTGGCACGCAGGGCAACGTCATTGCCGGCGCGATCAATACGATCGTGGGCACGATCTCCGGCGTCGATACCGTGACCAACAGCGCGGCATTCACCAATGGCGTGAATGCGGAGACCGACGCGGCATTCAAGCTGCGCTTCCAGAATTACATCAACACCCGGTTTCAGGCGACGCTGGCGGCCATACTCTATGCGGTCACCTCGGTTGCCCAGAACATCACCTGCGCGGTCAACGAGTATTATAACCCCGCACTGGTCTACACCCCTGGGTATTTCACCGTTTATGCCGATGACGGCTCGGGCAATCCACCTTCTGGCACGCTGGCGCTGATCTCCACGGCAGTGAACAACAGCCGCGCGCTCGGCATCGCTTATGCGGTGCAGGGGCCGACGGAAATTGTGGCGAACGTCTCGTTTACGCTCACCGTCGCGTCCGGTGTGGTCAAAGCGAATATCATCGCCGGGGTCGAGGCGGCGGTAGCGACGTATATCGGTGGTTTGGCGATGGGCGCGCCGATGCCATACAGCAAGCTCTCGTCGGTCATCTATGCGTCGAACGCAGGCATCGCGAACGTCACAAATCTGCTGGTGAACAGCGGGACCGCGGACCTCGGCGGCGGCGCTTCTCAAGTCGTGCGCGCAGGCACCATCGTCGCATCCTGATGTCGATTTACATCGGGCACGTCATCTTCGGATCGCCGGGTTGGGTTAATCGGCCGTGCTATTTTGGAGCGTGCAACTGATGAGTACCGGCACGCAAAGCGATATGCTCAGCCGCCTGAAAGCGGTGCTGCCAGCAGGATGGTTTCCCGCCACGTCGGCAGGTCAAGCCAGCGCCACGCCGGTGCTGGATGGCATTCTCTCCGGCATCGCTTGGTCGCTGTCCTGCGCATTCTTGCTTATCCAGTACGCCTTTGCGCAGACCCGTATCGCGACTGCGACAGACATATGGCTGGATCTGATTGCGCTCGATTATTTTGGTCTGAATCTGACGCGCAGCAACGGCCAGACAGACGCTTCATGGTCAGCGCAGATTCAGACGAACTTATTGGCACCTCGCGGCACCCGCGCGGCAATGATCAACGCGCTCACCAACCTGACCGGCGTGGCACCGGTCATCTTCGAGCCGTTCTATCCGGCTGACACCGGCGCGTATGGCTATGGCGGCCTAGGTTATGGGGTTGCAGGCGGCTACGGCTCACTCGCACTCCCGGGCCAGGCTTTCATTACTGCGTATCGGCAGATCGAAGGCGGAATTCCGAACATCGCCGGATATGCCGGCAACGAAAGCACGCCGAAATATGCGCCTGCTGGCTACGGTTATGGACTCATTCAATACGCGACGTTGGCCCAGGCGGCCACGCAGATCGAGGACGCCGAAATTTACGCGACCGTCGCAGCGACCCAGGCATCGGGGGTCTGCTGCTGGACAAGGATAGAAAATCCCCCATAAGGAGTACCGGCTTTGAATCGTGGAATTGTATATCCCGGGGCTATCCCCCTGGATTCCGATGTGCTCAGCACTAACCAAAACGCGCTCATCGGAATCGGCGCACTGGCCAAAATGGCGCTCGGTTCGACCACCGTCGTCGACGGCCTGATCGGCACACAGACGACGACGCCATCGCTGACGATCAACATCGGCCCGGGCTCGATCCTCTCGCTGCAACAGGTCGACGCGAACGCCTACGGCTCGCTCGGCACCAACACCAATCCCCTCGTGAAGATGGGGATCAACCTCACCACTACGCAATTCACGCTGACGCCGCCGGGCACCTCTGGGCAGTCGATCAATTACCTGATCGAGGCGCAGTTCCTGGAGCAGGATGGCACGCCGGTCGTGCTGCCCTATGTGAATCCATCTAACCCGGCGAACCCCTATAGCGGCCCGGCCAACGCTGGCACCGCTCAGAACACGGTTCGCGCCGAGACGGTCAGCCTGCAGCTCAAAGCGGGCGTGGCGGCTACAACCGGCACACAGACGACGCCGTCAACCGATTCCGGCTGGGTCGCGCTCTACGTGGTCACCGTGAATTACGGGCAGACGACGATCACCACGTCGCAGATCACGCTGGCGTCCGGCGCTCCGTTTGTCGATCCTTTGCAGGCCGGGCGTGGCATTCAACCGGGGCGTCTGTTGAACGTCCAGATTTTCAGCACCCCCGGCACCTCGACTTACACTCCAACGCCAGGAACCAACAGCGTCGAGGTCGAAGTACAGGGCGCTGGTGGCGCGAGTTCAGGTTCTCCAGCGACTCTATCTGGGCAAGCATCGTCTGGCGGCGGCGGTGGTGCTGGAGCTTGGGCCTGGAAGCGCATCCTGTCGGGATTTTCAGGCGTAACTGTCACTGTGGGCGCTGGCGGCGCGCCGGCGGCGGGAGCAGCGGGCGGGAATGGCGGAGCGTCTTCGTTCGGCGCCTTGGTGGCGGCAAATGGCGGTGGCGGCGGTGGTCCGGCTGGACCAACAACGAGCACCGCGACGTTTAATGCGTCATCCGGCGCGGGTGGCTCTGCCGGAGTGTCGGGGGCCATAAATACTGCTGGGTCGCAGGGGTATCAAGCCGTAACGATATCGGGCGCTTTTGTCTTCTTTCCTTATCTGCCGAGCAGATATGGGATAACCTTTGGCAGCGGCGGAAATCCAACGGCAAATGCAGCATCTACTGCCGCAACAACTGGCGGCGCTGGTGGCGGCGGAATTGTAATTGTCAGGGAGTATACATGATGCTTTGGGCACTCATCATCAACGGCATTGTTTTTGAAATCACGACGACGAATCCCGCCGGGCGCTTTCCGCCTGAAATGGAATGGGTGGAATGTGCGAGCGACATTGTTCCGGGATACACCTATAACGGTACGACCTTTGCGGCTCCCGTTGCGCCAGTGCCGACGCCTGCGGAACTAGCGGCCGCTGCCTATGCTGCGGCGATCGCAGCGGGTGTGACGATCACGAGCGCTGGTAATTCCGCACTCGATGGCACCTACGCGATTACTGAGAGTTCGAAGGGAACCATCACGGCGGAACAAGTCTATATCGCCACCACCACCAAATTCACGAATGGCCAGACCTCGCGCGCTTGGCCGGACATCAACGGTGCTTATCATACTTTTCCGACAACGGCTGAGTTTACTGCCTTTGCGGAAGCAACGGCGTTTTATGTCGACTCTCTCAACGCCGCATTGGCCGTCGGACAAGCTGGTGGAGCTTGGGTCGCGCCGCCTATGCCTCCTGCAATTCCTTAATTCGAGGATCACATCATGCTTTCGGATCGAGATCTATGCGCTGCTGCTGCCGCCGCATATAGCGGAACCGCGACCTTTGTTTGCGCTGGCGATGTACATTGTCTGGTGACTGAACAGGGCGGCTATGTGCTAGTCGCTTTTCGTGGCACAGAGCTCAACGATATTGCTGACTGGCTGCGCGATTTTGACGCCGTTCCTGCAGATGGCGGCCCGCTCGGTATCTGCCATGCGGGCTTTTTGAATGGCGCTTGTGCTGCGCTTCCGTTGCTTAAGCCGTTTCTCACGACAAGCAAACCGTTTATCGTTACCGGTCACTCTCTGGGTGGTGCGCTCGCGATCTGCACCGCTGCTCTGCTCGCATCTGAAGGTAACCCACCCGCGCTCTGCACCACTTTTGGTGCGCCGGCTGTCAGTGTCATGGGTACTATAGCGCGCGTTCTCGGAAAGGTGCCCGGCGTTCGTTGGTGGGATGGAAACGACCCGGTGCCGTTCGAGCCGCCCTGGCCTTATCAGCAGGACCGCTCGCTGACCCATATCGGCACGCCGATGGTCGATCCCATCGCCGCGCACATGATCGCCCGGTACGCCGCTGAGCTGCCGCCCCCGGTCGCGATACCGCTCGCCGCTTAACCCTCCACCGAAAGAAACCGCCATGAATCCGAGCCTTGCCACGTCCGGCAGCGCGAACGGCTACGCGCTCGCCTTCGTCGCCGTCATCATCGCCATCGCGCAATCTCGCGGCATCACCATCACCGCCGACGTTGCCGCTTCGCTCGCGCTGCTGCTCTCCGGCGGCTGCCATTACCTCGGCCTCATCGGCGTCATTCCGATGCCCAAGCCTCCCGCGCCGGTTGTCCTCGCTGCACCGGCTACCCCTGAGCCGGCGCCACTCCCGGCACCGACTGAACCCCAAACCCCAACTGTTTAAGGAACCCGACCCATGAAATACGCCCTTCTTTCCATCTGCGCCTTCGCGATGCTCTCCCTCGGCGCTTGTACCACGACTACCGCCAGCAACGGCACCACCGTCACCAGCGTCTCTCTCGCGGTGGTGCAGAGCGAAATCCGCGCCATCGACGGCGCGATCGACACTCTGGCGCCGACGCTCGAAGTCTCGATGGCTTCCGCCACCGCCTCCAAGGCGAAACTGGCGGTTACCTCGCTTGACACTGCCGCTTCGGCTGCTGAGAGCCTGACCGCTGGCGAGAGCGTCACCACCATCCTGGAGACCTTTGACGGGGCCGCTCAGGGCGTTGTCGCGATCCTGCCGCTCCCGGCTGCCACCGGCACCGCCATCGAGGCCGGGCTGGTTATTGCCGACGCGTTCCTGGCAGGTCTGCCCACCGCGACGATTCCGGCCGCCGCAGCGCCGTCCACCGCTGCCGCCGCGCTTGGTGCGCCGCCTGTCGCCATCCCGCTGCAGTAAGAAGCGTGTATCTTCGGAGAGGCAAGCAGCCGGCGGTCTTTGACCCTCGGCTGCCCACCGCTCGCGGCCTGCTTGCCAAGACCACTTTTGAAGCGCTCCCCGCCAGCACAAACTGGCGGGCTGCGTGCCCGACTGTTCCGATGTTGGGTAATGATCGTGCTGGCTGCTGCGCTTTCGCGGCGAGCCTTCACTTCGTGGACGTGATCACCAGCAACGCGGGCTTGCCGATGGTACCGGATACCGCCTCGGCGCTGCAGGACTATAGCCTTTTCACCGGATACGATTTGACCACCGGGGCCAACGACAACGGCACCGTCGTGCTGACGAAGAATCAGCGATGGATGAGCCAAGGCCTCATGATCAATCAGCGGTCCGCATGGGACAAGCTGGACGGCTTCGCACCGATTGAGCCCGGCGATCTCGACACGCTGCGCAAGGTCATCGCGACCTTTGGCGGCGCTGAAGTTGGCTGGACGCTGCCCGACAATGCTGAGGCGGCCTTCTCCGCGGGCCAGCCCTGGACCGATACCAGCCAACCGGGCGGGGAGGGGCACGATACCGTCATCGTCGATTTCGATGGGCCGGATTGGTTCATCGTCTCTACCTGGGACCGGTACCAGCGCGCATCGAGCGCGTGGGCCCAGAAGTACATGGACGAGGGCTTCGCCCTTCTCCGGCGCACCTGGCTGCGCAACAATCTCGTTTCGCCCTCCGGCCTGACGATGGCGCAGCTGGACGAACACATCACCGAGCTGGGCGGCGTGCTCGGGCTTGGTGCCACATGAACGCGAAAGAAAGTGGAGGCGCTTTGATGCCCGACACGCTAGCCGAAGATGAAGGGAAAGTGATGCCAACAGGAAACGTCGAACGAGACATTGGACGTATCGAAGGGGCACTCAAAGCGCATGAGGACCGCATGGATCGGACAGATGTCGCCCATGCGTCGCAGTTTAAGGCGATTAACGATAGGTTCGACGGCGTAACAGCGCATCTCGACAAGCAGGATGAGAAGCTGAATTTGCTGATTACGCGAACAAACCGGGAAGATGGCGCCGACGAGGCTGAAGCCGCCATTGTCGCCAAGGATGAGGCCAAAAGCCAGAAACGGCTGATGATCTATCTGGCAGGTGCTGGCGTGATTGCCACGCTCATCGGCGCGCTGCTCGAAGCGCATTGGCATTTCGTATAGTGACCGACGCTCACAGCCAAGACGAAACCTTGCGCCAGGACGTGCTCTATCCCGAACACGTCCAGCGCACGGAGAGCGCCGAATTCGCGCGCAACAAGCATCAGCTGATCCACAAACTTAACCTGGGCTGCTGGATCTGCGGTTCGCGCGAAAAGCGCGAAGTGCACCATTACATTTGCGAGTGGGCGCTCTGGGAAGATGTTGACCCCGCCAAGGCCCTACGCACCGCGCACGCGATCGACCCGTACGGTTTCGCTGCGCACGACCCCGAAAAGCCCATCGAAAGCCCGGATGATATTCGCAACCTGATGGTGCTCTGCGAAACACACCACCGCGCGCCGTTTTTTGGCGTGCATACAATCACGTTTCCGATCTGGGTGTCCCAGCGGGAAGTGAAGCCCGGCGTGCAAATCACCCAGTCTGAACCAAAAGGATAAACCACATGCAATTCGGCGTTCTCATCACGCACGGCGGCAGACACACGCCTGAAAAATGGGCTTCGGCTGCTGCCGAGCGCATCGTCAGCGTTGCTCAGACCCTCGAAGGCGAGCGGCTGATCGCGGCCCAAAAGCTGCAGCTCGCCGTCACCGAGATTTTGGAAAAGCACCACGCGGATGCGCAGGGTGACGTGCAGGGATCGCTTGCGTCCGGCAATCATTATGATCCCGACGTTCATCCGGTTTTCTTTAAGCACGATCCCGGCCCGCGCCTTGACCAGGCTGTGACCGATATCCAGACGGCCGCCGCCGGCACGCCGTGGGAAGCGCATTTTCAGCACGCCGAGACCGTCGAAAAGCTCCGCCACGCTGTCGGCCAATCGCTGGTTGACCTCGCACATGTCGAGCGGCTTTGGCACGCGGATGAAAACGCCGGCGATGCGAGCGCCCAGGCCTACAAAGCGTTTCACGTAGGAGGCGCATAAATGGCAACCACCGGCATATGCAACTCGGCAAAGGTCGAGTTTCTTCAAGGAAATCACTGCTTTAACGGGACGCAATCGAGCCTCGCGGGCGCAGGCGTCAACGGCGCTTATACGCTGACCGGCTTGGCCAGCACCGCGGGCGTCTCGGTAGGCATGGCCGCATCCGGCACCGGCGTCGGCGCCGGCGCAATCGTGTCGCGTATCCTCAGCGCCTCATCCGTCCAGCTCGACACCCCGAACTCCGGCACCGTCACCTCGGGCACGATCGGCTTCACCGGCGACGCGTTCAAAATGGCGCTGATCAAGGTCAGCCCGTCGCTAACCTACTCGGCGACACAGACCAACTACGGGTCCGGGTCCGGCACGCCGACGACCTCGAACATCGGCACCGACGAGGCCTCGGGCACCGGCTACACCGCAGGCGGCATCGCGCTGACCAACGTCACCCCCGCGCTATCCAGCACCACGGCCACCACGTCGTTTTCGCCGAGCCCATCGCTCACATCGGCGACGATCAGCGTCACGGCTGGCATCGTTTACAATACGACCACGCGCGGCGGTGCGGCGGCGACCCCGCTCAATGGGCGCACCGTTGGTGTTTATGATTTTGGTGGCACGCAATCGGTTTCGGCGGGAACCATAACATTCCAGATGCCTGCGAACTCGGCAGGCACCGCGCTGATCCAGCTCGCCTAATCACTCATGACCGCCAAGGTCATATTCCTCACCACGACCGGCGCAAACACATGGACGGTGCCGAGCGACTGGAATAGCGCGTCAAACACCATCGAAGTCATCGGCGGCGGTGGCGGCGGTGGCGCGCTTGCCAGTCGCGGTGGCGGCGGTGGTGGCTATTCTAAAATCTCGAACTTGTCGCTCACCGTTGGCGCGACGATCAACTACAGCGTCGGCATCGGCGGCGCGGGGTACATCCAAACCAGCAACACGCTTTCGGTCAACGGCGGCGCGACTTGGTTCAACGGCACCTCGCTCTCCGGCTCATCCGTGGGTGCGAACGGCGGCTACGGCGGCGATAACTCATACGGGCAGGGAGCATCTACGACCGGCGCAGTCGGCACCACGCTCTATGGTGGCGGCGGCGGCAATGCGACCGCGTACACAGGCGGCGGCGGCGCGGGTGGCCCGAATGGCAATGGCGCTTCTTCTGGCTCGTCGGGCTTTAATTACGAGGGCACAGGCGGCGGCGGCTCAGGCGGTGGCACCGCGTCTTCCGGCACCACGGGCGGCAATAACAGCTCCGGCTCTGGCGGTGGCACGGGCGGCACATCCGGCTCGGTCAACGGCGGCAACGGATCGAACGGCGGCGGCGGTGGCGGCGGCTGGGGCTCGAACGGTGGCACGTCCGGCAAAGGCGGCGCAGGCGGCGCTGGCTCCGAATGGACAAGCAACCCCGGCGGGGTAACGGCGGGTTCTGGCGGCGGCGGCGGCTCAGGCGGTCTCACCACAAATTCTTCAGCCGTTCCGGGCGGCGCAGGCGGCCTGTATGGCGGCGGTGGCGGCTCTGCTGGTGAGAGCGGCACGGGCGCGGATAACGGCGGCCTGGGCGGCCAGGGCATCATCGTCATCACCTACACCCCGACGGGTGGCACGACGGTCACCCTCACCGGCGCGGTAACCACATCTGCGGCAGGGACTATCGGCATTTCAGCCGCCATCACTCTCGGTGGCGCAGCTACAACTTCCAGCGCCCACACGGTCAGCGTCGCGGAAGCGGCGACGATATCGGGTGCTGCTACGACCTCCGGCGCGGGTGCGGTCGCATCGTCCGAAGTATTTACTCTGACAGGCGCGGCGACCACCTCGTCCGCGCATACGGTCACGCCCAACGTCCAGCCAGCGCTCGCAGGTGCTGCCGCCAGCTCGAGCGCAGGCACGATTGCCAAGGCCGAATCAATCGCACTCTCCGGCGTGACCTCGACCAGCGCGGCGGGCGCCATCAGCGTTCAGACCTCCGGCAGCACCACCGTGAACCTGACCGGGGCCACGACCACTTCCGCAGCGGGCGGGGTGCAATCAAGCATCGGCCTCGCGCTGGTGGGCGCTTCCACCACATCCGGGGCAGGGACCGTGCAGGATACCACGGCTCCCGCGATCACCGGCGCTTCCACGGTATCGTCGGCCTACACCACCAGCATCGCCGCGCAGGTGAGCGTAGCGGGTGCAGCATCGACCTCTGCGGCTGGCAACGTCGTGCCGAGCGGGACGGGCAGCGTCAGCCTTGTCGGCGCGCGCACCACCTCAGCGCCAGGCACCTTGACGGTGGCGCAGGCGCTCAGCCTCATCGGCGGCAGCGTCGTCTCTGCTGCTGGGCGGCTGGGGTTCAGCGTCTCAGGCGCGCTACCGGGCGCTGTGGTGCAATCGCGAGCGGGCATCGTCACCACCAGCGGGCCGGTATGGCTGTTTGACCCGGATTGCGTGGCGATCTGGCAGGCCGACGTTTTGACGGCGGTTTTTCAGGCCGATGTGACCACCGCTGTTTTCACTGCCGATGTGACCACCGCTGTTTTTCGGAGTTGAACTCTGAGTCGAAAGCCTGTCACCAGAACAAGAAATGGTCCAAGACCTGATGACCATCGTTCACACCTTTTCAAGCCGGTTATACGGATTGCGTAATTACCGCAAGAAACTCAGTGAAGCCATCAGCCAAGACGTGAAGGCAGACTCTCTTTGATACTTGCCCATAAGATCGAGCTTGATCTAACCACAGAGCAAGAAATCTACTGTGCCCGAGCCGCAGGAACGGCTCGGTTTGCATGGAACTGGGCGCTCGCCGAATGGAAGCGCCAATATGCTGCGGGTGAGAAACCAAGCGCAACGAAACTGAAAGCGCAATGGAATGCCGTCAGAAAGACAGAATATCCATGGTCGTTTGATGTAACAAAATGCGCCAGTGGCCAAGCCATTATGAACCTCGGAACGGCTTTCAGTAATTTCTTCCGGGATGTGAAGAAACCGAAGGGAGCAAGAAAGGCTGGTCGGCCAAAATTCAAGAAGAAAACCCATGATCAGAGCTTCGCTCTCTGGAATGACCAGTTCGAAATACGTGGCGTCTTTGACAAATTTGGCAAGGACCGTGGGAAAATCCGCATTCCAAATCTGGGCTGGGTTCGGATGCGCGAGCCGCTACGCATTGATGGTCGCATCCTCGGCGCTGTAGTCAGCCGCAAGGCAGGACGCTGGTTCATTTCGGTTCAATGCGAGATGCCGGATAACACACAGGCGCATCCAGCGCCCGGCACAGTCGTTGGGATTGATCTCGGCATCTCGCACCTGATGTCGATTTCGCGTCCTCTTCCAAATGGCCAGACCAAGATCGAGAACCCGAAAGCACTTCGCAAATCCATGAAGCGGATCAAGAAGCTTTCACGACGGATTAGCCGCCAAGAGGAAGCGCGCAAAAAACGGAGCGCCAAGACGAGTCGGCGTATGAAGAAACGTCGTGCGTCTTTGGCTAAGATGCACTGGCGAGTGGCTAACATCCGCCGTGATGCCATTCACAAGGCAACTACGGCTATTTCCAAAAACTTTGAGACCATTGTTCTCGAAGACCTAAATGTATCCGGTATGGTCAAGAACCACGCCCTAGCCGGATCACTCCACGATGCAGCTTTCGGCGAGATACGTCGGCAGTTCGAATACAAAGCCGCGATGCGCGGGGGCCACGTTCGCGTGGCCAACCGCTTCTTCGCGTCGAGCAAGACATGTTCGGCTTGCGGCTGCATTGCGGATAAGTTACCGCTTTCTGTTCGGGAATGGGCATGCACCGAGTGCGGTGTAGTTCATGACCGCGACGAAAATGCGGCGATAAATCTAGAATCTCTTGTGGTAGGACCGGCTTGGTCCGAACCGCTGTCGGTTATGCCGGTGGCTACGCTTGGGGAGATTGCGGCTCTGGCTGCTTCGCAAGAAGTAGTGAAACCGTGGTCACCGAACCGAGAACTAAACCCGTACGCACATGTGCGTACAAATTAGAAAGCAGTTGAGATGTCAGGATTTTTCGCAACGCCGGCAATTCCCACGCTCACCGGAAAATCGCCCGTTGATGCCGGGCCGTGGGGTGCGGATTTCTCCAACGTGCTGCCGACAGGCGATACGATTGCGAGCATCGTCTCGGTGACTGTGGTGCCCAACGATCTCGTTGTCGGCAGCACGGCCATCACCGCGGGCGTCGGTGGCGCCAATCTGCGCGTCGGCATCCAGCTCAGCGGCGGCACTGCCGGGCTCTCGTATCAGGTGACCACCGAGATCACGAGCACCCAGGGGCTGACCCGGGCGCGCTCGTTCAACATCCCGGCGCTGGTCCGCTGATGGGCCGCGTGATTGTCATGGCGGACTGGCGGCAGTCGCACCCGGGCTGGGTCCGCGAACCTGCGCAAAATCGCAGGATGCCGTTTTGGCCGTTTGAGTGGGCGCTTTGGTTTTGGGGGATGTGGCCGTGAGCAAAATTCGGAAAGTGCAAAATCAGGGTCAGATTTTTTTCTGCCCGGGCTGCAAGAGCGCACATGCCGTCAACACCTCCGGCCCGCGCTGGACCTATAACGGCAACCCCGATGCGCCGACATTCTCGCCGAGTATACTTGTCACCTACGATGGCAGAGATGCGGGGGAGGATGACGCACCGCCCGCTGTCTGCCACTCTTTCGTGCGTGACGGCATGATCCAGTTCCTCGGCGACTGCACGCACGAACTTGCCAACCAGACTGTAGAAATCCCGGAATGGCCACACGCACCGGGCACCTATGGCGGGATCGAGGATTAACATCTTCCCCGCCCTAAAGGACGGGGATTTCCACTAAAGGAAGTTTTCGCTTCACCGCCTGCTTAACAGCAGGCTCCACGACCGGAGTGTTTCCCCGTTGAAGAATATTAGTAGCAGCGTTCAGATCGGCATTAGAGCGGAAACCGCAGGCGGTACAGACGAATCTCGATTGGCTTTCTCGACTTCTACTGTCCAGTTTTCCGCAGGCCGAACATATCTGCGACGTGTGGCGCGGATCGATTTTCACGACCCGGAAGGCTTTGTAGAACAGCATCGTCTCAACCTGATGCCATCCGACATTGAGGATCGCGCGGTTGAGCCCACGTTTTTGAGCAACGTTCTTGCCGGGCTCAGCAATAGTGCCGCTCGCGGATTTAGTCATGCCCTTGGTGCGCAGACGCTCGATCACGACTGTTCCGAATTTGCGGGCAATATCCGTAGTGGTTTCGTGCGCCCAATGCTTGCGGATGCGGGCGCGTTTGGCGCTGAGGGCGGCAACGCGGCGTTGTGCCTTGCGGCACCGGTTGGACCCGCGCTTGCGACGACTGACGATGCGCTGAGCCTTGCGGATACGCCGATCAAGCAATGCGACCGTCTCGGGGAGTCGGTAAGCCGTTCCATCAGACAGCATCATCGGAACGGCAACACCCCGATCTATGCCGACAGCGCCGCCAGCGTCCTGAATGTTCCGGTCGATTTTGCAGCCAATGGAGATTTGCCATCCCAGGGCAGTTCTAGTGACGGTAGCCTCCGTCATCTTGCCTTCGATATCGCGAGTCATGCGGAACTTAACCCAGCCGATCTTCGGCATGCGAACGCGGCCCCAGCGATGGTTCATGCGCTCAACCAAGACCTCGCGACCGTTGAAAGTAAAGGCGTCATTGACCCCCTTCTTTTTCGGTTGGGGAAAACCACCAAGACCTTTGAAGGCGCGGCGATAAGCGTCGTCCAATGCTTTCAGGGTGTATTGCTGCGCGGTCTGGCTGCCCTCGCGGATAAAATCCACCTCAGCCCGCAGCGCGGTCAGTTCCCGCGCCTGCGTAACGTAGTTCAGATTGTTGCCAGTTCGCGCCTGATAGTTCCGCCAATGGGTGCGGCGTTGTTCAAGAGCAAGGTTCCACACCAAGCGGCAAACGCCCGCAACCTGACCAAACTTTTCAGCTTGTTCAGGTGTTGGCCGCAACGCGAAGGTGAAGCCTCGAAAAATCATATTAATCTATATTGCACGTTCAACCCAACAACACAAAAAAGGCGCGCTTTCCTCCCCGGCCTAAACGCCGGGGTTTCCAGCGCGAATGTCAGATGACCGCCTCCCAGACCTTCGACACCGCCGCCATGGTGGCGATTCTCATCGCCGAAGAGGCGGAACGCTATTTCGTCTATGACGACAAGACGGGCGATCCTATTCGCTCCGGATCTGTCGTGCAGGGCAATCCCACCGTAGGCATCGGGCGCAACCTCTCCAGCGAGGGCCTCACGGATGCCGAGTGCCGATACCTCTGCGCCAACGATATCGCCACGAAGTCCGCCGCGCTCGATCAGGCGATTCCGTGGTGGCGCTCGCTATCGGTCAACCGCCAGTACGCGATTTTGGACCTCGCTTTCAACCTGGGCGTCGGTGGCCTCGTCAACGGCTGGCCGCACTTCCTGGCCGACATGCAGGCGGGCGACTGGTCCGGCGCGGCAAACGAGCTGGAGACATCGGAGTGGTGGGGGCAGGTCGGCACCAGGGGCCCGAGGATCACGGCGCGGATTCTGGCTGGGTAATGCCCGACCTCCGCACAGCCGCCAGCACGCAGCCGGTTCAGTACCAGTTTACGGGGCTGCACCTCTCGCCGGACGCCACCATCTGGTTCATGTTCGGGCTGGCCGTGGTGCTGGTGCTGCTGTCGGAGATGCGCGACTGAACTCGCTCAGTCAATTTTGCAGAGGCCCTCGGAGCGATCCGGGGGCCTTTTGCGTTTCAGGCGCTAATCTTCGTCGGCTTCAGCAAAGCCTCGGCCGGGACGCCCCATTTCGTATGCAGCGACCACGCCTGGTCCATTGTCAGGGAACGCTTGCCGCTCATGATCTCGGAGGCGCGCGACCGCGAGCCGATCAAAAGTGCCAAATCAGACTGCTTGTATGACCGCAGCACCATGACCTCTTTGATCGCCTCGACAGGCTCGGGCGGCTCAATCGGCCATTCCTTCGCCTCGTAAGCCTCGATCAAGGTAGCGAGCACATCGAAGCGAGCGGCCGCTTCACTATTCGGAGCGGGCTCGTCGTCAAAATATTGCTCGATCTCTTTCAGAGCCCAGTCGTAATCTGCCTCCGTCTTAATCGGTCGAATATCCATCACACTGTCTCCGGGTTAATGTCGTCATATTCTTTGTGGGTGCCGATGAACTTCACCATCACCCGGCCATATTGGTAGGACACGCGAGCAACCAGCCGGTATTTGTTGCCGCCAATGTTAAAAATCACGCGGCTGTCGCCAACCTGATCGGCCGAGTTGAGCGACTGTTGCAGTTCAACAAAATTCGCCCAGCGCGCTTTGCTCGTGACCGCAAACCATGTCTTCAACGGCGCTTCGGCCTGTGGGTGTTTTTCCCAGAAAAACCGCAGAGCGCGTTTGGAGAGGATTTGCATGACCATTATCTAGCATGTTCCCAGCCTGGGAACAAGCTATTATTTCCATATTTGGGAACTTTTTACTGTGCAAACACCGCGTGCAGATCGACCACCGTACACCCCGGCGTCACGCTTGTCGGCACATTATTCGCCACAGTGAACAGCGCCGCATTCGGCGACCAGTGGCCATGCAGGATCAGATACGCCATCGCTGACGGCACCCAACCCTCATTTTTGGTATCCTCCGATCATCTTTGATATACGCCGATCAGCCTGCCGCTTGCGCCACAACGCCCAGGTCAGATTGCCCCAAAAGTTGGCCCAGCGCAGTGTGAATTGCTCCCAGCGGGTAAAGGGCCCGGATTTCGGTTTAACGGAAATAACCCTCATTTCATGCTCCTTGCGTCTTCTGTTGGGCCATCATCCTGACAAATCGGTATATGTCGCGCGCCTCATCAACGGTCTTAATTTCCCCGGTGTGATACGGGCGTCCGATGTGTTCGCTTATGCGTCCATAGATCGCACGTCGGCTCATGCGTTTCGTTTTCCAGAGCGGATCAAGGATGGCGTGGATATGGCTCCTCGCCTTGCGTAATTCTGGGGTTGGGATATTGCCCAGCGGCTTGTCGCCGCCTGGATGGCACCCGACGTAATTTCCGCAAGCGAGGCATTGCCAAAGCCGCTTCGCCGCCAAGTCCGGCCGGTGCGGGTAAATATCAGTGCCGCTGCAAAGTGCGGCGTCCGTTGTCTCGCCGCACCCGCAGCACCAAACATCCAAATATTTGGCCGGCAAGAGGCTCATTTTCTGACAATCTCCCATTCGTGAGGATTGGTTAAGTCAGCAGTCCGCACAGCCGTAACGCGGTCTCCGTAATTTGCCGTGACAACATAGCTTTCGCCCCGCACGCCTCGCACTATATCGCCTGGTTTTAGCGCACTCATGTCCGCATGGCTCATTTGATTTATGCCTTGTAATAAAGAGTTGATGCTAAGTTTGACGCCGCCAGAAGGAAACCTTCGGACGCTTCTGGGTGCGCGTGTTGCTTTAGGATGCCATAATCGCATGGCCACCACGGCGGCTGTGAATAGTTGCAAGGACCAATTCCGCGCACTAAAAAATAGCCGCTTTCGAGAGGTTGCACCGTGATGGGTTGCTTGCTCATATCATTCACCATCTATCTGTGTTAAAAGCGCCCGAATTGCTTTTGCTGTAAAAAGTGCGCTTCGTTGTTCGTCGTCCAGTTTGTCGCCTGAGCTTGCAAAGCCCTCCAATTTAATCCCGGCTTCATGCAGCATGGCGTACATTTCAGGTGCTGCCGCGATTAGGCGGGCGTTGGCATTACAAACATCCCGAGGCGCTTGGCCGCGCCCATGATATGCACCAGCAATAAGCGGATGGTACGGCCATTCTTCCGTTTTGAAAGCCGGGTTTTCGGACATAATTGAAACCTTATGATGCCGACCGTCCATCTCAACGGCGGCTTGCCAAGGTCCAGGCGTAAAGGCGCTCATTGTGTGTCCTTTGTCGCAAGAAAGTTGGAGGGGTTCATGGCCTCAAGCTGCGCAATGCTTGGAGGCTCGTGTGCCCAATTCTGCGTGTAATCGCAAAGCGGATCGCCATTGGTGCCAGGGCAAATCCAGCCAGCCTGGGTCGCCCGCAAATCATCTCCGCATTTGCCGCACGTGTACGGATGCACGTAGCCGACGCCTTGCTGATAGTTCAATGTTCGGATGGTTTCGGCATCCCAAGGCGCTGTAATTCGGCTCATTGGGTGGCCTTTGTGTCTGGGGTTGAAGGAAGCGGACGCCATAATTCAACATCGCTCGCGTCGCAGAAAAAATCGTCATAGTGTTCGTCGTCAAAACACAGATGCTCGCAATTCCACGGGCGCATCTTGATTTCGCCTTTATGGACAATCAGGCAATCGACATACTCGTAGCTTTTCTTTCCAGGCTTAGTCGGCAGCGCGTCCTGGGGTTTTACCCATAGGGCATCCTCATATGCCTTGATGGCATCCCCGATCAGGTCATCAATCGCGAGAAGATCAAATGGCTTTTCGCTATTGACAAAAACCTCGTAGGCAGCGCGCAAGGCGTCGGTCTCGCTCATAAAATTTCCTTTCTCTCTAAGTTTTCTAGGCTCTGTTTGTCTCGGTACTGGCCAAGCCACTGAAAAAATTTGGTGCGGCTGATGTATGGTTTAAGCTCCCGCGCTATGTCGTTCATGGCCATGGGCGGCACTTCTGCCAGCAATTTCAGCGCAAGCGCCTCGACCTCCGGCGTCATCTTGTCGCGCCTCCCCGGCACTATCCCGCGCTCTCTGCTGGCTGCTTGGCCCGCCTTTGTGCGCTCTATAATCAAATCCCGCTCCATCTGCGCGAACGCGGCCAGCAAGGTAATCATCATCTTGCCGATTGCGGTTCGGCCATCCAGGCTTTCCGTGAGGCTTACCAACTGCACGCCCCGGTCATTCAGCCGCTTGACCATCTCCAACACGTCAATGACGCTACGGCCCAGCCGATCGAGCTTCAAAAGCACAAGCGTATCGCCGCCCCGGAGCGCCTTCATTGCCGCTTTCAGGCCGGGCCGGGCGAAATTGCTGCCGCTCATCTGGTCCGTGTAAATTTGGTCGCGGTCCACGCCGTATCGGACTAGCGCGTCCATCTGTAAATCTAGCTTCTGGTCGCCCGTCGAAATCCTAGCGTAGCCGATCAGCGGGCGGTTATCTTCTCTCACGATCTATAAAACACCTTTTTTCTGCGACATTACGTTTTTATTCCTTTACAGGATTGTCGGACTAATGTAAACAGGTTTTATAGACTCAATCGTTTACCCGGAGATACCCCGATGAGCAACCTTCCTAAACTCAGCAACCGCGCAAAATTGGCCTTGGATGTTTTGTCGAATGGCGGCCGGTTCGTTGAGCGCCTTGAGCGGAACAGCTACACGGGCCGCGAGCAATTCCACACGCGGTTGCTTTCCGAGTGCTACAACGTCATGTCTGGCGTCGGGCTGAAAGCCTTCTACGAACTGAAAAACGCGGGCTTTCTCTGCATGGCTGGCGGCAACACCTCAGTCAGCACCTATTGGAAACTCAACACGGTGGCGGTCTAAATGGCCGCGCCCGATATTTTGCCGGAGTACGCCGAGGAGCCTATTACCCTAAAACCGTATTCCAGCCGGCTGCACCGTCTCGTGGCCATTTTGGCTGATACTTGGTACGACGATCTAACCGACGATCGCATTGCTAAGCTTGAAGCGATGGCACAATCCTGGCGCTGGATGGGCGCGGATGGCCGACGCCTCGACGTGTCCACCTAACCCCGATTTTACCCTGGAGGCCTTTATGGGTTGCGATATTCACAGCTATGCAGAGCGGAAAGACGAGAGCGGCAAGTACGTCGATCTTGAGTTTTCCCCGTTCGATAACCGCTCTTATGGAACATTCGGCTTCCTTGCTAACGTGCGTAATTACTCAGGTATTGAGCCCATTTCAGAGGCGCGTGGCTTGCCGCAAAACCTTTCGCCCAGCGTGAAAGAGGCTGCTTATGATTGGAACAGCGATGGCCATAATTACTCTTGGCTCACCGTGGCTGAACTCACCGCGTTCAATTATGACGCAACCACGGAAGATCGTCGGACTGACTTTCGCCATAAGACGCCAGGGTCAGGTCCCGACACTTGCGCGCCAGGCGATGGCATCAAGACGACCTACCGCGAGTTCCTGGGGGGAGGCTTTTTCGAAGACCTCGCCAAGCTTCAGGACATGGACGCCGAGCGCATTGTGTTCTGGTTCGACAATTGAGTTCAACAACCCCCCACCAAATAACCGCCAGACGGCGACCTTTGTGGAATGGTTTTCAAGCGTTATTGTCTAAAATTATTCAATAAAATCAAAGCCGTGACGTTCCACGTGGTTATTTTAATTCCGCTCTGCATCTGCAAATTTACCTCGTTTTTAACTTTTTGGCATTTTCCAAACGCACCACAGCCGATTGGGACAAAACCCGCTGGTCCACGCTTTTGGTGTAAACCTCAACTTGTTGCAGCGTCACATGGCCGGTGATGGCCTTAATCTCATGTGCGCTACATCCAGCCTCGGCCAATTGCGTGGCTGCGAGCTTGCGTAACCCATGAATGTTCAACCCGGAGGGCAACCCGATCCGCTGCAATTCGCGGGGCAGCGTGGTCGATAAAACACCAACCTTCATTGGTTCACCAAGCGCATTAGTAAGGATCGTCAACCCGTTGGCCTCACGCTTCCAAGCGTCCAACGCGGCTCGTAACTCGGCAGATGCTGGAATAACCATTTCACGCTTGGTTTTCTGCTGTATCAGTTTCAAGCTTGAGCCGTCATAATCGGACCAGCGGAATTTGCAGAGATCACCACGGCGCTGCCCCGTATGCCGCGCCAGCAATACGGAGCGAGCGTATATTGTGGGCAGATTAGTCTCAGCGTGCAGGGCTTGCTCAAGCGTCCAAGCTTTCCACGCGCCGCGTGTCAAATCACCCTTAAGCCTGGTGGCGGGAGACGCCTCAATGTAATCCCGATCCACGGCCCAGCTAAAAAAGCTTGAGACCGCACGGCAAAAACCGTCCGCAGCGCCGTGGCCGTTTTCGCGGGCGAGATCGTCGCGGATTTCCAGAATGTGCCGGCGCTTTATATTGACAATCGGTACGGATTTATAAACATCGTATAAATAGGCAGAATATCTGACGTAAGCCGTTGCCGTGTTTGGCGATAATTTCGCCCAATTTGGGCTGCGCTGCCACGCGGCCATGACACCACTCACAATTTTGGATTCAGGCGAGGCGGCAATTTTTGGCGCGTAACGGTAGGTTTTTATAGTCCCGTCAGCCAGTTTACGCCGTTCTACCCTGTCTTTGCGCTTTTTTTGCACGCCATGCCTCCAATGCTTGGTCGGGGTCGCGTGAGGCTACGCCACCGACCATACGCTTGTCCAATGCTTGGCGATCATAGCGCGGGCTGCGGGGGCCTAAGCTGTAATCTGGGGCTGGCACACGCCCAGCTCGCACAAGCCTGGGCAATGCATCAACGCGCACATCCAGATAGTCTGCCGCCGCGTCGGGACGCATCCAGCGCCCTCGGTCACCCATTCTTCACATCCCCGCAGCCTACGCAATACGGAATATGCGCCAGGGTCCGGGTGCCACAGCGGGAGCATAAGCGGGTCATGCTAAATTGTCCTTCTTTGCCTATTTCGCAGCAGGGTGCTTTGAAACACCCTGCTTTTTCATCCCAAACTCAAAAAGGAATCGAATCGTCTAAATCATCAGCAGTAATTGCCGTTAATTTACGAAAAGGTTGTGGCGCTTCATCCACAATGTAATCTGCAATTCCATTTTTATCAGGATACTGGCCAGTCTTATCCTTCTGAATATTCACCTTGCACCGGCCCGTTTTGCCTTCAAACTCCACCGCATCCAAAAATCCAGAATCATATTGCTTGCCCAAGCCGCACACATCCACACAATGGCGCAATTTATACGGAACAGACTCAAGCAAATAATCAAAAATAGTCTGTTTGCGGCCTTCTTCGTTAAAGACATCAACCGTAAGCTTTACCATATCATTGCCAGATTTGCTGACGGTATCTTCGGCGGCGCGGATTTCAAAATCGTATACGCCGGGTTTCCAAACAGGGAAATTGCTTTCCGCTTTGATCTGTTCGGCGCTCTTTGGTTCATTAATTCTCATGGCAAACGTCCTTTCAACATTTTGATAATAGCGTCCATTTTGTCAGCGTCGATTTCTTCCCAAGCCTCAATCTCGGCTTTTTTAAATGTTTTTTCCTGCCAATCTTCGGGCAGTTTAACCACATCCAAAAGACGCTTCATTTCTGAGATCTGATCTGGCGTGGCAAGAATTAAAGGTGCAGCTTTCCGCTCAATAACATCTTTGCCGTAGCGTTCCGCAAACTCCGCGTATGACCAAGGAAACAAGGTTGCTTCTGGAAAGCTAGGCAACCGAGATTTACCTATTTTGGCTTTACGAGTGCCGCCCATTTTTACGATGTTTAGTAATAGGTGCAGATCGTAAGCGAGTTTTTCCGGCCCGTCATACGTTGCGCCGACCACCTCACGGTTACCCTTTTCATCTTTTCCCCACTCATCTTTTTCGTGGCAAATAAAAATCACGCTCATGTCGAGCTTGTTAACCCAGCGCAACAGATCGTTGAACTTGCGGATTGGAATTTTCTTGGACGCGCTAAACACATCCTTGTCGCCCAAGCGCTGCTGCTCGTCTTGCAACGTGGTGTTCCACAGCTTAGAAGCGCTATCCAATACCACGGTGCGGAAATCATGCCTTTCGGTGGCAAGCGCAGTTACTTCCGCAATAACCGCGTCGATATCCAAACTACCTTGTTCTGGTCCGAAATAAACGCCGCCAGCGTTTTTCAGCTTAGCACGGTAATGGTCCAAATCAGCGCCGCCCTCGGTGTCGATATAATAGACGTTCGGAAAGTCCAGACTTGCCCAGGTTTTTCCGACGCCGGGCTTCCCAAATATCAACACTTTTGGTTTTTTGGGTTGTACGCTATCGGGTTCAACCGCTTTTAATTTTGATCGCGGTTTAATCATTCCGTCCATGTTTCTGCTCCTAATTAGCGCTTTCCAAGGCAGCGCAATCGCCTATTCGTGAATTTTAAACGATCCGTTCTAGCGTTCTCAAAGCCGCCACCGAAAAACCAGACTTAACCAGATTTTCCGCGTTACGAATGTGCATCTGAATGTCGCGCTGTTTTTTGCGTTTTTCGATCAAAAGCACCTGGCCGATCCGGTCTGTGGTCCAGGGGTCAATAGCCTCTAGTTCGAGATAGTTGTTCGCAAAAGCTTTGCGGGCGCGGTGAAAGGCGGTTTTTAGATCAGCCATTGTTTCGCGCGATGCGGGGATGCTCATCGCCTTTCCTTCCGGCGTTTTTCGAGTGCGGCCTCAAGCTCTGCGATCAGCAACGCCACCCGCGCTTCGGTTTCGGGGGACATGATAGGGTCGGGTCTACGGGTCACGTCCGCACCTCCATCACCTTGCGATACTCCGCACCCGTCAGGCCGTAGGTCGAAGCGACCGCGTTAAGCGCAGTGAGGATTTGGGCGTCACCTAGCTCACCACCCTCATCGGGCAACGGTTCGCAACTGGGGGCCACAGGCAGGATGTAGCGACGGAACGATCCGTCAGGCTCAGGCGATCCGTTAATGACCTTAAGAAACTCCGCCCGCCCATTGCGGCCGTACAGCGTGCCGTATTTTTCGTCATGGTCGATAATCGAAGCGCCACACTCATCGGCATAGCGATCCCACCCGAAACGCTCAATCATCACGCGTTGAATTTCGGTGTTAGGCTCAGCTTCGATAGTCTTGATATCCAACCGCTCGGATTGCTCGATGATCCATCCATCAAGGCGCACGCCGTGCACCGCGTAGAGCTTCCAGCCATCGCGGAATGCAATGGCAGGTCCCGTGTCGTTATGCAGACGGCCAATCTCATCAAACGAAACAGACAGCGGGCGCTCGCATGCGATGATCAGGCCATCGCGCGGATACCACCACATGCAGGAGTGGCCGATCTCGTGCATGATGTCGAGCCTGTCGGCAGTGTCTGGCGGATACTTAACCCCGATATCCGCGCAAAATTTATAAAACGCGATCCAGTATAGATCCTGCTGACCCAACCAGTAGGTATCCTGGAATTCAATTTTTGAGTTTTCGAGCTGCCCCCTGAGCTGCCCCCTGAGCTGGTGCGCGAGCTGGTCCGCGAGCTGGTGCGCGATCTGGCCCCAGAGCTGGTGCGCGAGCTGGTGCGCGATCTGGTCCGCGAGCTGGCCCCAGAGCTGCTGCGCGAGCTGGCCCCTGAGCTGGCCCCTGAGCTGGTGCGCGAGCTGGTGCGCGAGCTGGTGCGCGATCTGGCCCCAGAGCTGGTGCGCGAGCTGGTGCGCGAGCTGGTGCGCGATCTGGCCCCAGAGCTGGTGCGCGAGCTGGTGCGCGATCTGGTCCGCGAGCTGGCCCCAGAGCTGGTGCGCGAGCTGGCCCCTGAGCTGGCCCCTGAGCTGGTGCGCGAGCTGGCCCCTGAGCTGGCCCCTGAGCTGGTGCGCGAGCTGGTCCGCGAGCTTTAAAAATTTTGAACCGCCACCTTTGGCGGCGGGAAGGGCGAGGTGCTTGAGGGCAGCAAAAGCCAATTGCGCGGATAGCGGGCTATCAACCCAGATGACTGGCACACGTTCCTTGCCGATCACCTTGTAGGCGCGCGCAAAAGCGCGTTCTGCGCGGGGGCGATCTGCGGGATCGCAATTTGTGCCGCGAGCCAAATACTCGGCGCGGAATTTCGGAAGATATGCCACTTGTTCGGCGGTCAGTTTTTCAATTTTTGCCATGATGCCCTTCGGAATTTAAAGGAAGTGGTGGGCCGGACGCGAGGTCCAGACCAGTTAACCTCAATCCGCGACGCGACGCGCCATGCCAGCGTGGTATGTGCGCTGGCGGATAACGTTGAATTTGCCGGTAGGATTGGTCTTCGGGTCGGGTGCAAAGGCAATGGTGGAGTGCTCTTGATGTTGAAGAGGCATCGCGTCCGCGACTTGGAACGCCACCGGCGTGTTCGATGCGTCGCGGAACAACGCGGCGCCGCGAGTGTGCGGCAGGCTGTGGTGGTGTCCCGTCGCTTCTCCGCGCGCGAGAATCAGTCGGCCGTTTTCGGGTTCGGACGTTTCAAGTTTAGAAATGTCCACATCCAGTCTAGGAATAATTCCCTGCGCAATGATGAGAATATCTCCCTGCGCTGCACCCTTGGTCACTACTTTCGTCATTGTACGCTCCTTGTTAAAATGGTTAGGCCGCTTTGGGCAGCGTGTCGGAAAGTCCGATATCCGCGCCTTCGATGCGCTCGATGCAAAGGCCCCGCTCGTGCAGCGCTTGCAAAAACTTCTCGGTCTTGTCGCTGCCGTAAGTGGCGTTCGCGACGCTGAGAGCGCTTTCGACGGCGCGGATAACCTTCAATGCTTCTAAAGTATTCATTTTCTGATTGCTCCTGCTGACACATTATATGGCTTACGCGGGCACCTCGGCGCTTCGCATTCTTTGTTCGCGCCGGGCGGACAGATGCAGCCCATCTGCCAACCTGACGCATCGGGCCTGACTTGCTCAGTTGTCGTAAATTTCCGCGATGTTCCGCATAGTGCGCAATAAGCGAAAAGCGTTACGCCATGGACGCAAAACTGTTCTCCGTTGCCTGTTATGCTCATGCCGCTTCTCCATGAAAAACCTCATTAAACCGCGCCAGCGCCGCGCGCTCGTATTGCGGGCGCTTTCGCATCGCTTCGGCAGCGATCTTCGGAATGTTGCGGCGCAGCTCCAGCAGCTTGTGCAGGCCAGCCAGCCAGCGCGCGTGATCGGCTTGCCGCAGCTTCACCTGGCGCTCGCGGTAGTCATCCCAATCGGCGAGCGACTTTTTCCAGTCGGGACCGGGCAATCCCTGACGCGCAAGCCGCGCACCATCGTCGGGCCTGTTCTCGAAATGGATCTGGATTTCGTGGCGGATTTCGGCCCATGCGGTGCGAACGCGGCCCTGGGCGGCAAACCGTTCGATAAGCTCAACGGTTTCCTCGCGGTCGATATCGTACGGCGTCAGGTCGTCCGCCTCGTAATCGTAATCATCGTCCGGCGCGCCGAGATACGGGCCACCGCAGCCTGCCAGGAGGTTCATGACAGCGCCGCCGCAACGCAGGCCCACACAAGGAAGGCGAGTGAGCAGCCTGCGCAGAGCGCCACTATAACAACTATCGCCAGCGTGGCCGTGCGATCGCCTTCAGCGAGGTCGGTCATCTCGCTCAGGTCATCCGGTTCCGGGTACATCAGGCAGCCGCCGCGACAGGGATAAAGCTGGGCAGCGCCCGGATGATCGCCGTGCCGGCATAACCGACGGTCGCGACCATGCCGTTCTCGGCCAGGAGATCGATAAAGGCCTCCAGGTTCGCGCGGGCGGTCACCGCGCTGCGGACGGCCAGGATGTTGGGGCTGTTGATCGCTGCGATCACGCCATTTGCGAAGCGGAGGACCTCGTCATCGGTCATGGCCGCGCCCTGAGCGAGACCGGCGGCGTGGTGGCGGAGGTGGAGATTGTTGTGATCCGACATCTTAAATCGCCATCGCCTGGGCGAGGCTGTCGCAGCGCACCAAACCGTTATGGGGAACGAACTGATAGAATCGGTTGGTGGAAGCCTGCCACAGCACGTATGCGTCGGGCTTGTGATCGCCGGGTGTCGCGATCTTCTTGACCACCTCAAGGCCGGAGACAAAGCCGACTTTTACGGTGTCGCCGATCTGCCAGGATTGCCTGGCGGTGCGGCGGATGGGGTGGCCGTAGCGGGTAGCAACTGTATGGGACATTTTGGCTCTCACTGAGGATGTGAGACAACACATACCGGGAAATATCCCGTACTGTCAATTAATATTCGGGAAATATCCCGAAATAATTTTACCGGGCCTTTTAGGCACAAAAAACCCGGCGCGCGGCCGGGCGGGTTTGCTCAAAGCTATTTGGAGGAGGCTATTGACCGCCTCCGACCACTTGGGCGTCAAGGGTGATTGAGTTGAGATTATCGGAAACGTCCTGCCAATCGTCGTCAGAACCGCTGCCGGAATAGGTGATGACGCTGGCGCCGAGCGATTGCAGGTCGCTGCCGATACGCTGAAGTGCATCCGAGTAATCAGAGGCGTCCTGAGGGTCCTGGTTCATGTCCGCGGCGAGCTCGTCGCCGAGGCCGCCCACCCTGGTGAGCGCGTCGGGCCTGTCGTCGCTTGAGGCAGAAAGCGCGCCCTTGGCGGCCTGACAGACCGCGATCA